CACGGCATTTTGCGAGCAATAACTAGTCGCTTGGTAACTGGATTAAATGTAAAGTTAATGTGGCCACCAAACATTACCATTGTTAATTTTTGATAGTCAACAAATAATTCGTAGTTGGTTAATCCACCAACACGACCCGCAGTCAACATGTATGTGTTTAAATAACCCGAACTGAATGGTTCAAATTGACTAGCAGAAGTATTACCAATGCCGCGACGGAAGATTTGGCGAATGCCTCTAATTTCTTTTGGTAATATGTATTCTTGTGTTTCTGGGAGCAGTTGCAAACTACAGTAACTTTCTTCTGTAGCGTTTTGTGCTTTTTGACGGTACTTGATCAGAGCTTGATTGATGCCCATTTCGTAGTGTTCGTTTTCTAATTCAACGTCAACAATGCCATCGCCTAAACGCATACGAATATAGTCTATAATGCTGGCTCGCATACTGTCAGTTGTATTACCAAACTGCCAATTTGGATCTTGAACTCCAGGATTTGTTATTGTTGGATTACCGGAGAATGCAATTTCACCTGCACCTGTTCCGGTTGCTGGGTTGTACAAGCTAGCCGTAATTACATTATTATTGGCATCAAACCCAGTTTCGTTAGTTACGTTACCTGTAAAAGGTGTTAGACCTGCTGTCATTTATTACTCCGTTATCTAGTATTTATTACCGATAACGGAGTAGTAGGTTATTGTACTCTTAATAAAATCACATCTGCACTAATACGACCGTTGAGTTTTGTTTCAGTTGCTTTGATATCTTCCATAAACTTACGTAATTGTATCTTAGTAGCTTTAGCGAAGTCTTTCAACGTATCGGCAGGTTTACGGAGTGTTTTAGTGATGGATTTGTGCTCATCGAAGCCAATAATGCCGGTTCCTTTGACGTTTAAGGGTCCTTTTAAACTGTCGGCTATATACTTGCCTAGCTTGCGTGTTTTGGTGTTATAAACCCATAGTTCTTGAGCACCAATGATATCTGCGGGATTAATACTGATCAGACGCAGGACTTTATCTTCTTTAGCATACTTGAGCTTACTAACTACTTTCTCTTTGCTGACAGATTTAGGAGCACGTACTTTCTTAGTTGCTTTCTTCAGGCCACGATATTGGATAATGTCGTTTAAGATTTGATCCAGGAAAGCAAAGATGCGCTTAAAGTCTGCAGATTTATAATGACTATATCCTTCAGTTACTTGCTCGTCTGTCTTTTCAAATGCTAGTTTAAGTTCATCAAAACGAGCTTGATAAACTGCTTCGTATTTACTTAATTGAGATTGAGCGACATTATTAGCCACAAAATAATCATAAGGCTTAAAGCTATACTTGATATTTTTAATAAACTCATCGTAGTGCCCTTCTAATTCACCAATGGTGTCTGCTGTTTTTTCATTCATACGATCTTGAATAGTAGGAACGTATGCTTTAGGTGCTTCTACTACAACGTCTAATACTTCTTCTTCCGCTGGGCCACCGGCAATGCTTTTAATAATGTCAATGTCGATATATTCAAGGTGACGTTCTTGCAATGGCATGCCTTGACGGTGCGCCATAATAAGTCCGCAAGTGGTCATTGTTATTGTGCGATCTCCGGCACGTTCAAATGCACGTATTTCGTCTTTGTCAAAGTCCTTAACTTCTTTCATCCACTCCACTACATATTTCTTTAAGTCCTTTTGACTAAAGAAGTAATTATAATAGTTTAAACTCTTACGCATAAAGTGATCAAACTGTTCAAATGGCATGTCTTTTGCACGTTCGGTATCCCAGACTGGTTCCTCACCTACGTACTTTTCGTCGAGCATTAAACTATTGCGGGGTGCCGCTTTTTTAATCTTTGTTGCTTTACCATTAATTTTAATATTAGCCATTTTATTTCCAAAGTTTCAATAGGTTTACAAATTCAGGCCACTCGTTAGACTGTCGAGGAGTAAGTACAATAGCTAATTCAGCATTGTCCATACGGCTTTCAGTTACAATAACCTTACCAGTTAGCTGTTTAAGCATAGCAAACTCTGCGTCTGTTACTGCACAAGTAACTTTCTTAAATGACTTTGCCAGCCACTCTTGATAGTCAGGCATGGAATTAAATTCTAAGTGACACATTAATCCAGCATGTGCCGCGGCATTCATTGCCATACCAACAGGTGTATCCTGCTTAATACAAATATACATTTTCATTGTGTTCTCCGCATCTTCCATTCGTAAACATTACCATCGGGCAACACACCATCAACAACACTATCAACCCCGAGTTTACCTACGTTGTTTTTAACCTGGCTTGACATTACTACATGTTCAAATCCATCGTTGCGTAACGAGTGACTTACCTTTAAGGCTACAGTTAAGTCACTAAATTCTTCTGCGTCTGGCTTGCCATCTCGATCGGTCCAATATACTTTATACATTTCTTTCCCTCACCAATGGTTTATATGCAAACATATTGGCATGAGCATCATATAATGCCATGTGCGGTTTCCATCCAATACAATCTCGCTCTTTCCAAAACCAATCTAATGCATCTTGATCTAAATCGCCCCAGATATTCTTGGTTGTTAAAAAGTCAGGAAGATCTTCATCAGGCAACATCAACAATACCTTCTGCATCAAATACCAATCAGTGCTGTAGTCAAAGCAAACGGTACACTCTTGTTCATAAGGTTGCAACCATTCGTTAAGTTCCCGGGCCACTTCCCAGTGGGTTCCTTCGACTCGATTCTTATGTTGCTTTAATAATGGTAACACCGTTTCGATGACAAACCCGCTACAGGCTTCTTGTCTATAGTCTGTCAATTCAGCATAAAATTCCCGGCCATCTTGGGCTACCAGACCGATTGCAATCAAGTCGCATTCGCTTTCGGGGAAATCGGTAAATTCTGTGTCAAGGAACAGTAATGTCATAATATACTATTATACTTTAATTACCTTATTTTGTCAATAACCCAAAAGTTATGTACTGTTCTATCAAATCTACCCGTTCTAACAGATCTGTTTCGATATCTCGGTATCGCGGAGTACATCTGTTTTGCCTGCGACAATTGATCAATTCCATATCTAAGTCATTCCACTTGCTACGAGCTACTCGCCACATTGTTTGCAAATCTTTGCGTTGGCTTGGACCCATATCAATGATTTGGAAAAAGGCTGTATCTATGCGGTGTTTTAGGGTAGTATTCAGCTCCATACTACATTATAGCATTTTGAGAATTACCGGTCAAGCACAAATATCTTAGATAAATAAGAGTGTAGTTCGCGGGACGGCAATCCCCAACTACTCTAACATTATAAGGCAATGTCAGCAATGATATTTATAAACAACAAATATACCGCGTGGTATAACAACATCATTTCCTCTGCTAAACTGCGGACTAATTCTGGATATACCGAACGTCATCATATTATTCCTAAAAGTTTAGGCGGAGATAATTCAATCGATAATCTAGTAGATTTAACTGCTCGCGAGCATTTTGTGTGTCACTGGTTACTTACTAAGATGGTAAGTGGGGCAAAACAACAAAAAATGGCGTATGCGTGTAAACGTATGATGCATAGTTTTAATAAAGATCAACAAAGGTATATGGTGTCATCACGTGTGTACGAAAATTTAAAACAACAATTAAACATCTTACTCAAAAATAGAGAATTTACAGATGCATGGCGAGAAAAACTTAGCATCTCTGCTAAAATTAGATGTAATAATGAATCGGCCGAAATTAAGTCACGCAAAAGTATACAGTTAGCCAAACTTGGCCGTAGTAAAAAGGGTATCAAAAAGCCATATATGCAAGGTGCCAATAATCCAATGAATATGGCCGGTACTAAAGACAAAATGTCAGAGACTTTTATAGAAAAATATGGTGTTTCTAATCCATCACTAGTGCCATATATATGCGAACATTGTAATAAAACAGGTAAAGGATTAGCTGGCTACAAAAGATGGCACGGGGCTAACTGTAGGTTGATAAATAATTAAACCTTATGGGAGAGATATTTTGAGCAGACTTAGTTTATGGAAAGATGGTAAACATACCAATGATTACAAATTCTTTGACCGCCGAATATCAGAAATGTTCCAACTAGGCGGCACCGGAGTACTTCTTAACAAATACCTGGGTATAAATCCACAAGGTTTATTTGTAACAACTAGTGCTACCCAGTCTGGTCCAGATATTACTCTTAACTTTAGTAATACCACTGGTGTTCAACTAGGTATGTTTGTATATGGCACCGGGATTCCAGCAAGTGCCACTGTTACATCAACTACCAGCACAAGTATCACTCTAAGTTTATCAACTACCACTGCAATCGCGGCTGGAACACAAATTGGATTTAGCCCAGATGCTACTCAACCAGCATACACTAACCAAAGTGAAATGAATATCCAAGACTTGCTATGGACAGAGAACCGTGACCGCAAGTACGATCAGGACGTGTACAAAATGCGTGGCATTTATCAACGTGCCGATCAAGACTTTGACCTAAGTCAATTTGGTTTATTCTTACAAACTGGCACCATCTTTATGGTATTCCATTTACGCGACATGGTCGACATGATAGGTCGTAAGTTGATTGCCGGAGACGTATTAGAACTACAACACCTAAAAGATTACGACGCATTAAATAGTGATGTTCCTGCTGCATTAAAAAGATATTATGTAGTCGGCGATGCAAGTTTTGCAAGTGAAGGCTTTAGCCCAACTTGGTGGCCGCACTTGTGGCGTGTCAAACTCAATCCTCTAGTAGATAGTCAAGAGTACAAAGATATCCTTAATAATATCAAAGCCGGGCCCGATACTTCAACTCCTGTGGGAGATATTTTAAGTACGCTGAGTTTATATCAAAATATTAATAACGCAATTATTACACAGGCTGAAACTGATATCCCATTGTCTGGATATGACACCAGTTCAATGTATATCACCCCAATCGATTCTGCTGGTACTCCAGTTGGCAATCCTATCACTGTCGACAATACTGCAATTACCGCAGACGAGCTTGATGTTACTGCTGACTCTGGTGTTTCCAGTCCTGCTGCCAAGATTGAAGGCTACCTAACTGGCGATGGTAAAGCACCAAACGGTTTGGTAACCGGTGCCGGTATCAGCTTCCCTGCTAACCCAAGCGAAGGTGACTATTTCCTACGCTTAGATTACTTACCAAATCGTTTATTCAGATTTGATGGTAGCTTCTGGCGCAAGATCGAAGACGTTGTACGCACTAACATTACCCCAGGTGCTGCAAACAATGCGACTCAGCGCAATAGTTATGTAAATAACACCAATACC